GTGCCTTAGCCAAGGATGCGAACTTCGCGGCATTGTCCATCCGCATGTTCTCAAGCTCCAGCTCGCGCTTGGCCGCCTCGAACGGATCAATCTGCGGCGCTGCGGGCTCGGGCGTGGGCGCCGGCTGCGGCTGCATCATCGCGCCTTCAACCTCGCCGCCGACCTTGGCCAGCGTTTCCACCGTCTTGGCTTGAGTGAGTTCAGTCTCAGCCATCTTCTTGATCGCGTCGGCGCGCTCAGATTCGGCCTCGGCCATCGCCTTCTCAGCGGCGGCCTGCACGAACACAGCATTGGGATCGGGCGGCGCGTTGGCGGCGGCTTCAGCCATCGCCGCGGCTTCTTCTTCGGTTGGCCTGAGAACACCCTCATTGACCAACTTCTTGCGGAAGAACTCCTTTGCGTCAGCCAGCCCCTCGCCTTCCATGTTCATGATGATCATGGACTGCAGCAGCGATTGCGTCTGCGGGTCTTGGGTGATTGAAGCTAGGTTGGTCAGCGAGCGCACGATGGACTCACGCTGCGATCGGAACGACGGGCCGACGTCAACGGCGACGTCAAAGTTGGCCGTGCTGAGGTCACCCTCGTAGCGCAGTTCACCCTCGTCGCCGATCACCGGCTTCATTAACTCGATGGATTCCACTTGGTTTTGAACGCCAAGACCCTTCATCTTGCGTTTGGGCTCGACGTAGATCTCCTTGGCGATCGACAGCCAGATCTCACCGCCGCGCCGCACAGCCTTGGCCATGTTGGACAGATAGATGTAACTCTGCATGTCCAGACGCTGCTGAACCATCTCCACGGCTGCGCCGCTGATGTTGCTGACGATCTTGTCGCCCTGTTCCTGGTTGCCCAGAACGTCGCGGATGTCCTGCTCGGTGATCTGCAGCAGCCCGGCCAGCGCGGGAGGCACGGCGGCCGACTTGGTGTAGGCCACCGGACCACCGACCTGCGTGCTGCCGTCAGCGCCCGTCATGGGGTTGATCAGCAGGTACGGGAAGTTGCGGATGTTGTCCTCGGCCCACATCACCTGGTGGCCGGCGACTTGCTCGGGCGTCAGGATGGGCTTCTCAACACTCGACAGCGCGCTGATCTCGGCGAGCTTCGACAACTGCATGTTCTTCAGCCGCTGGGCGTCCTTGGCTAGGCGCACGTGGCCCATGCACCGCTCGATGTTGTCGATGAACCACCGCTTGCCGTAGAACGGCACGATGGGGATGTACTTGCCAGCGATGTAGCCGGCGTCTTCCAAGATGCGGCCACCGGACATGATGTACTTGTGAACCTTGCGCGTCTTGATCTTGCGCTGGCGCACCTCAAGGCTACCGATGGCGGCCAACTCGGCCAGCATCTCGTCGGTCAGTTCGCTGTCGCGGTACTTTTCTTCGGTGCCGTCAATGGCCTGGAAGATGCGCAGCGTGTCCTTGACGTCCTCGATGCGGTAGAACTCGGCCACGAACACCACATCGGGGGTCTGCCAGTCGAACTCGTACTGGTGGACGATCTTGGGCCAGCTTGCCGGGTCGTCGTTCCATTCGCGCTCGTAGGATGAGCGCGTCATGGAGGTGACGACGAAGCAGTACTTGGCGTCGGACTTGTCCTGACGCTTGGCGTTCAGATCGAAGTAGACACTGGAGTCGGCGTCAAAGATCGGCTCGATGCGTACGCGCTGGTATTCGTTGTCGGGGTCTTCCTCGTCCTCGTACTCGGTGCGCAGACGCCAGGCGCCGAACCCACCACCCACGCCCTCCTCGAAGGCGTTGTCGTAGGCCTCTTCAGCGCAGGAGTCCTGCTCATCGGCGCGGAAAAGTTTGTCGCAGATGTCGGCCAGCGTCTTGTTGCCGGCGCCGTCCTTGCTGACAAAATCGACGGTGATGCGGTTGTTGCGGTACTCGCTGAAAATCCGCTGCACGGCCAGCGCGATCTTGTTGACCTCCATGCGCGGCTTGTTCTCGTACTGGTACCACAGCGGGCCTTCCCACTGGGCTCCAGCGATGGAGTAGAACCGACGGTCTTGGAGGCACTGCAGGCGCTCGTCGCGCAGCGCAGTCTGAATCTTGTCGAACTCCGCCAGGGCCTCCTGGTGGACGTCGTTCATGCGCTGTTCGTTCGATGGGCGTGCCATGTCATGTTCTCTGTGGTGCCGCGTTCCAGTAGTTTACTGTCGGCTGGGCGTAGTAGGACGCGGCACCGGGGGCGCTGTAGGCGCTCGCAGGAGAGTCGGTGCCCAGAGGGAAGGCGAAGGTGACGGCGATGGCGTCGGCCGCGTCAGGCGATGCGAGTCCACGGGCCTTCATCTCTCGTTTGCTCTCCAGAAAAATCGCCCCTGCGCTGTTGGGCTTGGCTCTCGGGCCGACCAGATCGTCGCGCAGTTGCTTGTCTTGCGGGATGGCTGCGGTAGTGAGCCATTCTCGCATGGCACCCCAGATCTCGGCTCGCTTGTTGCCGTACATGACGGGGCGGTTCGACTTCCAGCCGAAGTTTACCCCGCGCACTTTGTACCGCTGCTCCTTGAGCCTGTCAAGCACGCCAGCGCCCAGTCCACCCTCGTCCACGACGGTCAGCGTGGGCCGGTACTTCTCGATTGCGTGGATGACATGCCCGACAACGGTCATGGTGTCGTCGCCCCGGTAGCGACGCAACTCGATCACTGCGCGGCCTTGACGCACGGCAATGACCGTGGCGTCCGCGCCGCTGCGTGCAGGGTCCACGCCGATGACGATGGGTGCCGAAGGGTCTTTGGTGATCTCACGGGCCATCGCATCGGTCACCCGACCCAGATCGATAAACTGGTCATCGCCGGTGCTGGGAAACTGCCCGTACACCTCGATGCGCGCCTCGCGGCTGTCCTCACCGTGCTCGGCGATGATCTGCTCGTAGATGCCCTTGTCGGTGCCTTCGACCGTGCGAGCGTCGATCTGCTTGGTCGTCCAGAAGGCGCGCCTGGCGCTGAAGCACTCGTAGAAGTACCCCGATGGCCGGCGCGGGTTGCTGAAGGCGAACCAATAGCGATCCACGATGGGCTCGGTGAAGAAGCCCGCGGCGACCGACCAGATGCTGTCCGGGATGCCCGATGCCTCATCGAAGATCACCATCATGCCGTCGTGGTTATGGACCCCTGCGTAGGCGTCAGGGTTCTCCTCGCTCCACAGTTTCCCCTCTGCGCCCCAGTACCGGGTGCCTTTCTGCAAGTCACGCTCGACGAGGGCTGTCAACCAGGCGGCGGGGATGAGCTTGGTAGCCGACGGCTCCCACCAGTGGGCGTTGATGGCCATCGTGGCCCACTTGGTCAGTTCACCCCAGGTGACGGATCTGAGCTGCGGCTCGCTGTTGGCACTCACAATGACCGACGACCCGATGCGCGTCGAGAGCATCCACAGGATCAGCCAAGACACCAGTGCGCTTTTGCCGATGCCCCGCCCGGAGGCCACGGCAGCGCGTAGAGCCTGCAGCACGGCCTTGGGGTCACGGTTGGTCCTGATGTGCTGTGTGATCGTCCTGAGTACGTCGCGCTGCCAGCCCCGAGGCCCGCTGAAGTGCTCCAGCGGGGTGTTCTTCTGCCCCCAGGGGAAGGCAAAGAGCACAAACGTCTCAGGGTCGTCTGCGATGTGGGGCGACCACATCTGCGACATCAGGAGCTGCTCGTCCTGTGGGGCGTACCGTGGGCGCTGTGCGGGCACTACTCGTCACCCTCGGTGTGTTCGATGTGATGCATCGGCTCGACGTCGATCACCTCATCGACGAGTTGTGTGGGCTGGCCGATGCGCGACTGGGCCGCTTCGAGCGCCGACAGGATGCTGATCGACTGGTTGATCTCGACCTGCTTCGTCTCGCCGTAGGTCTTGCGATTGTCGGCGCCCATGAGCCACTTGTAGGTGTCGATCTTGAGTTTCGACCGTGCGACATCCTCCACGGTGTCGTCAGCCTCGGCAATCTCGATGATCCGACCCGCCCACCATTCAGTCCGTAGCTCTTTCGCCTCCTTGTACCGCTCGTGCCGCTGAGGGTCACGTTTGATCCAGCGGAAAAAAGCCTCGTACTCAATGGTACGTTGGTCGTGGTTCAACACATCCTTGAGCGTGCGCCCCTTGACCATCTCGCCAAGGACACGCTCGAACATGGCCTCGAACATCGTGTCCTGGAGCGCACGGGTCAGGGTGCGACGCTGTGACAGGTCGAGTGGGGGTGTGGTGGTCGACGGTGACGACGCCGATGGGGGATTGAGCCAGTCAGGAACCGACGATGTGGGTGCCTGAGCGACGGGCGAGTGCTGCTCCATGATTCGAGTGTAGCACTCTGGGGGTTGGGTGGGGTTGGGGGTGATAGGGGATCTAATTGGTTCACTGGTTTACTGGTTCTGGGTGATGTGGAAATTTTTTGCGGGGGTTACGTTTTCGGCACCTGGGCCAGCCGCTTCGAGGGGGTGGGGGTGCCTGCCCCACCTGCCAGGGGCCAGGGGCACCAGGGCAACCAGGGTGCATTGGTCCACTGCTACCGGATTGGTCCACTGCCACCAGGGCAACTAGGGTGCATTGGTCCGATGGTGCTAGGATTGGTGCGATGATGCCCCCGGGGCAATTGGTCCGGGGTCTGCGACCTCTTGCTTTCCAGGGGATACGTTTAAGAATTAAGTCCATTGTGTTACTTTTTCGACTCCCCATCCCCCCGATCCTAGTCACAGTGTCACACCCCCTCGGACCAATCAACCCTATCTTCGTCACTGAACCAATAACCCTAGACTTCCCTCGGACATCTCATTGCACTTATCATGCTTGCACCGTAACCCGTAACCCCTAGGAGAACTCGAATGACCAAACAAGAAATCAAAACCCTTGAACGTGCTCGCGCTGGCGGCCGCGGTTACCTCTTGCGCATGATGGCCATCGTTCATCGTTCAGGCTCGACCCGCACCCAGCGCGAGATTGAGCAAGCAATCAATGATGCGGATGCGATGGACGAATTCATCCGCGTTAATGGCGCGCTTGTGCACTCCAGCGAGATTTGACGTCAACCCGCGCGCCCTACGGGGCGCGCATCATCGGAGCACTCACCATGCTGCACCCTTCCATCATCACCACCTACAAGTTCCACCGCACACAGCGCGTACAGAACCCCATTGACGCATGCGTCGACACTGCCCACGGGTACGGCATCAAGGTGTCAACCCTTGCAGCGTTTCTGCGCGCAGTTGGCATTGACGCTGAACATCTGCGCAACCTATGAGCTACACCATGCGCACCCGCCCCATTGATGTCCTTTTCGCATGCGCCTACGGCGCAGCCCTTGGGCTTTTGCTCGCTGCTTTCATTTGACGGAGAACCTACACCATGCCAAACACCAACAGCCTGATTGTTTACGACGGCCCTTCCACCATCGACGGTAAGCCCATCGTCGTGATCCTCACGGGCTTGGCCGATAGCAGCGAAAACGCAAAGACAGGGAACCTAGTCCAGAGCTTTATCATCCGATCGGACGTCGCGCCTACGGATGCCCTGAAGACAGGGGATGATGCCAGCGTATGCGGCCTGTGCCCGCATCGTCCCTTGATCGCAAAGATGCTCGAGCGCGCAGGGCTTCCCTCGGCCCCTTGTTACGTCAACGTCGGGAAGTCGGTTCTCGCAGTGTTCGGCGCGTATCGTCGCGGGTCCTACGCGCGCGCATCATCGGTTGATCAAGTGCGCGCAGTGTTGCGCAATCGAAAGCTCCGGCTTGGCACGTACGGTGACCCGGCGGCCGCTCCGGTAGAGCTCTGGTCGCTGCTGGTGTCACTCTCTGCCGGCCATGTTGGGTACACCCACCAATGGCAATCCGTAGGCTTTGACGCGCGCGCATGGTCTCCCCTTGTCATGGCGTCGGCAGACTCTGCTGCTGAAGCCCAGCAGGCTCAGGCTTTGGGTATGCGTTACTTTCGGGTATCCATCGGGGTTGACAAACAGCCCCTTGAGGTTACGTGCCCCGCCAGCATAGAAGGAGGTCGCAAGGCGCAGTGTTCTGATTGCATGCTGTGCGCTGGCACCAGCAAGCAAGCCCGTTCCATCGTTATCGCCGACCATGCTGCCGGGCATGAAAAGCGGGTTATTTCAATTCGTTCTATCTGAGAGGTACACCATGATCACACTCACCATAGACTACAAACGGGAAAGCATTGTCGAGGAATACGCAACCCTCGAGGATGCAACTACCGCATACGCTGACTCCGACTGGGCGGCATGCCATCAACCCGGAAACGATATCCGCCGGATCACCCTGCGGATTGACGGCGCCACTGTCAAAACCAAAACCTATTAAGGGGTAAACCATGAAACGACACTACGCGCAAACCAAAGCACAACGGCAAGCCGAATGGCTCGCAGCATTTAATGATTTAGTGGTGACACGCAAGCCCGCGTTATCGGGAAGGATCGAATGGCCTGCAGCGCTGCACTATTTTTATGCGGGGTTGACCCCGCACGATGCTGCAGATTCCTACTGTATCGCTCGCAACATTGGAGAGGGTTGACCATGTCCCGCTCCAACCCTATGCACCACGGCGCGCCCCTAAGTCCACCACGCCCCCGCCCGTGGCCGTTCCCCGTCACGTTACCGGCCCCCGGCCACGCCCCGGACCCTAAGCCCGTGCGCGCGCCAGTGCCCTACCCCGTCAATGCGCCAGCGGCGCCCTTCTGAGGAGATCGCAATATGAACCCGATCATGATCCCCTGTATGGACCCTGACCGGCCCCTGAACGCCGAGGAGCTGGACGACGAACGCTGGGAGCGCCGGCGCGCCCGCGTGCTCACTCGTGCCCATATCGAGCACCTAGAAACCGCCCTACGATGGGCGCTTGAACAGGTCGAGGATGACCTAGACCTAGACCACCAAGCCGCCCTAGAGGATGCTTGGTCCCTTTTGGAGGACTGACCTATGGCTAAGTTTCTTTTCGTTGACGACGATCAACATATTTCCGTGGAGCTTTGGATCGAAGCCGCCACGGAGAGGAAAGCCCACAAAATTGCATGGGACTCCCTCACGCCAGAACAGAAAGACGCTTGCGGTTATCTCATTTGTGTTGACGAAGTGGAGGACTGACCTATGCTGTATCTGAACATCCCCCCTGACTGCGCCGGGTATCCTGCCGCAGCTTTTACTCAGGACGGGCAACTCCTAATTGCCGGACCGCGAGAAGACTGCGAACAGGTGGCCCGGGACAATGATGGGCTTTACTGCTGGATCGACCGGGGCCGTCCCGTCATTCGGCGCGACTTTTCCAATCTGGAGGACTGACACCATGACCCGCCACGACCACGCCACAGTAGCTGAACTGATCGCGTATCTCTCGCACATGGACCCGGATACGCCCGTGGTGCTGCGGGAGGATGACGCGCCCGCAGACGGCCCCTGCGTCACGCTGGAGGATGTTCTGTACGAACTGACCCCGGTATCTGACGACACCCGCTCGAACGGACCATGGAGATAACCCTATGCTGTACGGACTCAACAAACCCTTGACGCATTCGGGGTGGTCAGACGAACGGCGGGAGGATATCTGCCCGCACTGCGGGCGCACACTCGAAGACCCGTCAGAACTGCTCACCGGTTTGTGCAATAGCGACGACTGCCCGCGCCACGATGACCCGGAGCACGTCGAATGATCATCGCCCTTCTTGCCGCCCTTGCCGCCGCCATCATCGCCGCTATTCTTTTAGGAGATTAAACCCAATGACCACCATCGAACCCACCATCGAAGCCCCGAAGCCCGGGCGCCCCCGTACCCGCGTCACGACCACCACCGTGACCACCGAGCGCCTGGCAGAGCTGCAGGCCCGCCTGGGCCTGTCTGCACAGGGCATGGCGCGCTACCTCGGCGTACCCCTGCCCACCTATCGAAACTGGCGCGACGGGCACAGAGAGCCCCCCGCCGTGGCGGGTCGGCTGCTTGAGGTGCTGGGCACGGTCGAAGCCCTCGCGCCGGGTATCCATGATCACCTGATGCCGGGGCGGTGATGAGTGCCTGGCACAACGACTAAGGGGCCTCACGGCCCCTTTTTCACGTCCCGGTCATCAGTTCCTCATCCCACGCCGGATCGTACCCGCTGACGATCCTGCGCTCGATCTTGGCGATCCTGCGCCGCTCATCCTCGGCCCGCTGACGGGCCTTGATGATGTCGCGCTGCTGATCCTTAAATGCCACACTTAGCGCCGGGTTGATGCCCCAATCCGCTTGGTGGAGGTGCTCTCGCGTCCGATCATCGGTGCGGATCACCCACCCGGCCTCCTCAAGGATCAGCATGGCCTCGATCACCAGCCGGTCCTGCACAAAGACGTTCGTGACCTTTTCAAGTTGCCGGCGTGCCCCTCGCTTGACCTCACTCATCGTGATGCTGGTCTTCTCCTGCGCCCAGAACAGCACGTAATTGGCCACCCACTTTTCCCACGATTCACCCACGCCCTCAATCAGGGTGTATCGCAGCGCCGGGATGATGTAGTTCCGTGCCATGTCCACGGCACGGGCAATGGTGTCGCGGCTGACCACCGTCGAGAAGGGCGACTCGATCACATGCCACAGCAGCGCCAGGCGGGCCGTGGTGCCCTCCAACTTGCCCAGCGCCGTGAGGAACGCCGGGTCGGACTCCAGCACCACCTCATCGCGCTTGGTGCGCTCGAACCACAACTGGTATTCCCTGAAGAACTCGTAGGCATCCGGGGCCAGGGTGTACGTGGTCGCGGGCAGGCTGTACACCAGGCGCACCACCTGCTCCCAGTCCTGCGGGCCGTTGGTGGGCGCGGGCTCACCTCGGCGCGTGAGGCGGGAATTGAGCACGCCGGGGATGAATCGCTGCAGCAGGCCGTCCGTTGCCAACCCCTCGACCGCCTGCTTGTACACCATCGGCTGAATGTTGCCGTACACGCTGACCGCGAAGCAGTCGGCAATGATCGCACCACCACTCACCCGGTCATACTCGTACCTCTTGGCCTCGTAGGCCTGCACCCAGGCGCTGCGGTCCTCGCCGCTTTGCCGGTCGGACATCTTCTTGGTCCACGCGGCCATCTCGTCGAGGTAGCACAGCAGGCCCCGCGGCCGGTCAGCAGCGTAGCGCACGAGTTTCTGGCTGGTGATGTCGCTGACCTTGATGCGCAGTGGCTGCGGCTGGGGCGGGAGGTCGCTCACCATCGGCAGCGCCGTGTTCTCGGTCATGCCTGCCGACGCAGCCTGCTCCAGATAGTCCTTCTTCTGCGCCGCGTGCAGCGCCTCCTGCCCCTCCCACTCCAACAGCGCTTTGCGCCACCGGGGCATGTCCTCGGCCTCGATGGCGTGCAGCGGCTCGATCATGGGCGAGGCGCCGGGGGTCTTCTTGTCGGCTGGGCTGCCGATGGTCATCAACCAGATCACGGGCGGCACCTCGTACCCGTCCATCAGGCGCAGCCGGGAGCGGGAATCAATGGCCCCGGCCACCGCAGCCAGGCCGCTGAACAGCGGCACGATGGGGTCGCACCCGATATGCCTGCTGACCTCCTCGGCACGCTGCGCCAGGGGCTTGGGCCACCAGTCCAGGCGCATCTGAGGCGTGGGCAGGCGGCCGTCCTGCACCACCATCTGCATGGCGTCCGGCGCGGTCACTTGGTCGGCTGGGCGAAAAAGCGCCGAGACGTCCAGCAACGGGCGCACCCACCCGTAGACCTTGGCGATGGTGAACAGTGTACCTAGGCGCACCACGGTGTTCTTGTCGGACTTGAACGAGCGCCACTGTGTCATCACCGCAGCCTCGCCGGGGAACTTCAGCCGCGCCTTGGCACTCCAGTCCAACCACAACTTGCAGCCCAGGTCGAGTTGATTGACGGCGGTCGCCGCGTGGTGCAGTGCCATCCCGACGTTGATCCACTCCTGCCGGGTGCAGTCCGGAGGGATGCAGTCCAGCGCAGTCTGCACCTCGTGCCAATCGGCCGAGACAACCGAGTCGATCTGCGCTGGCCGCTCAGGCTCCACCAGCAGCGTGCGCCACAACTCAAGCAGCGCAGCGGGAGCGGTCGGCAGGCGGGTCCAGTGGCCCCGGCCTGCCCAGCGGTAAGGCTGCTGCGTGTCGGGGTGGATGGTGGGCGGCAGCACATCCTGCACCGTCAGCCCGTCAGCGGTGGCGCAGCGTAACTCGTAGATCGTGGTCTTCTCGATCTCGATCTTCTTGGACGGCAGCGCCAGGCCGAACGGCATGAGGTACAGCAGCTTCCCGTGCCCCGCTCGCCCGCTGTCCACGATGACGGCATCCGGGGCGTCGTAGAGCGCCTGCAGATCGACGCCGAGCATCAGCAGCATGGGTGCGGCGATATCCCAGTTGTCGATGTCCAAGGCCATCGTGCCGCTGTAGGCGTGGGCTAGGCCGATGCCGTGGCCGTGGGGCACATCGGCCTGCGAGCGCAGCGCCGACTCGCGCCGGTTCCACCCTACGGTGCGCGGCCCCTTGCTGCCGGGTGGGATGGGCACCAGGCTCCACCCGTGTCTGATGTAAGCGTCAACGGACGCGGGGTGTTGCACGGTTGTCGATGATGTCATAAACTAACCCGGTTTCTTGTAGTTGCATTGGTTGGCCCCGACGGTTCGCGCTGTCGGGGCCTTTTTCGTTGCAGAGTGCTTGCATCGTATCAGAATCGTGCTACACTGTGCAACATGAACCGCAGAACAACTTTCCTTACGGTGCGTTTGCCCCAGCAGACGCACATTGAGTTCCGCGCCAAGGCACAACGATACGGAGGCGTGTCGGAGGTCTTGCGCGAACTGGTGACGGCATTCATAGAAGACCGGCTCACCATCCAAGCCCCCAAGCAACCCAAGAAGGAGTCCCTGTATGTCACTCGAAATGAAGATTGATGCCCTCACCGCCGCTGTGACGGCACTCACTACTGTGCTGGCCGCGCAGCGCCCCGCGCAGGCGGCAACTGTAGCGCCGGCACCCCTGGCTGCGCCAGTGCCCGCACCCGCCCCCGTGATGGCCGCACCCGTCGCAGCCCCGGTGACCATGCCTGCACCCCCGGTGTTCAGCGCACCGCCCGTCGCGGCACCTGCTGCCCCGGCTGCTGCACCCTTCACCGATCAGAAAAGTCTGATCACCTACGTCATGTCGGCCTATAGCGCACTCGGACCGCAGAAGGGTGCGCAGATTCAGACCGTGCTGACGGGCTTGGGTTGCACCAACATCAACGACGTCAAGCCGGAGCAGTACGCTGCGCTGTTCGCTGGCGTCGAAGCTCTGAAGGCGGGCTGATCGTGAGCGGCCACGCCAAGCTCTCCCCGAGCAAGCGGCACCGCTGGGCCGCGTGCCCTGGCAGCATCCGCGAGGAGGCCGCCTACCCCGATGAGCGCAGCGGCGCTGCGGCCATCGACGGCACCCACTCGCACACGCTGCTGGAGCACTGCATCAAGGCCGGTGCCGCTGACCCCTCGCCGATGGTGGGCATCAAGATGAAGGACGACGATGGTGAGTTCATCGTCGATGCTGACCGTGCAGCGCGGGTGAAGGTCGCCATTGACTACATCAAGCAGCGCCACGCCGAGTCGCTGGGCATCGCTCAGTTGATCGCCGAGGAGCGGGTCAACCCGCAGTGGTTGCTCACTCGCGACGACCTTGATGGCACGGTGGACGTTCAGATCCACGACAGCCTGCACGGGGTGCTGGAGATCATCGACTACAAGGACGGGATGAACGACGCCTGGGATTCGGCGATCCTGCAGATGGAGCAGTACGCTGTGGGCGCACTGGCTGGGTTCAAAATCGCCAAGCCCAACCCGTACCCGTTCAAGACGGTGCGGATGACGGTGATCCAGCCGAAGCTGGCGCTCAAGGGTGGCCTGGCCATCCGCTCGGTGGACTACCCCATCGAGAAGGTGCTTGACGAGGTGGCCCGCACCATCGTCATCGAGGCTGCGGCCACCGACAAGCCCGATGCGCCCCTAGTGCCTGGTGAGAAGCAGTGCAAGTATTGCGCGCACAAGGGCGCCTGCGCTGCACTGGCCACCAAGGCGCTGCAGGTCGTGGACCGGGTTGACCTGACTGTCAGCGCCGCCGAGAAAGACCCCACCAAGATGACGGACGATCAGATCGTCCAGATCATGGAGGCGGCACCCTTGATGCGCCAACTCATCGAGGGTGTAGAGAAGGAGGCGCAGCGCCGCTTAGAGGCCGGCACGCCCATCGGCGGGCTGAAGTTGGTCAACGGCAAGACCTCGCGCTCATGGTCACTGAGCGAGGAGGAGATGGCCGAGAAGCTGATCAAACTCGGCATCCCCAAGGGCGCGGTCTACGAGACGAAGTTGGTCAGCCCCGCCAAGGCTGAGAAGCTCACGTGGAAGAAGCGCGACGGCACCGAGGTGCAGTTGAGCAAGAGGCAACTGGACACGATGGACCGTGAGTACGTGGTGAGGACGACGGGCAAGCCCGTGGTCGCACTCGCTGCTGACTCGCGTCCAGCGGTCCAGATCAACGCTGCGCCGTTGTTCAGCGCAGTGTCAGTCGAGAAGCCGGTCGAACTGCCGGCGTGGTTACAGTAACCGAGAGGTAATCGCAATGTCTGATGTTATTTTTCTGAGCAACGTGCGACTGTCGTTTCCCCATCTGGTGGAGCCGCAGCGCAAGGTCAGCCCCGAGACGGGCAAGGAGCGGGTGAGCTACTCGGCCGACTTCATCATGCCGGTGGATCACGCGGGCTTCAAGCAGTTTGTCACCAAGATCAACGAGATGGCGCTGGCGAAGTGGAAGGACCACGCGCACCAGGTCATGAACATGATCAACGCCGACCGCAAGCTGCGCTGTTACGGCGAGGGTAACCAGAAGATGAACTCGAAGACCTTCCAACCCTATGACGGGTACGCGGGTCAGATGTTCATCACCGCTGGCCGCGACAACCCGCCGCAGATCATCCAGGCCGATGGCCAGCCCGTGGACCCGACCAACACGATGGCCTACCAGGCGCTGACCCGCAAGATGTACGGCGGCTGCCGTGTCAACGTGGCGATCAAGCCCTGGCTGCAGGAGAACAAGCATGGCCGCGGCATCCGGGCCGATCTGGTGGCCGTGCAGTTCGCTGGTGACGACAAGCCGTTCGGCGAGGGCGCCGTGGATGCGTCGGGCATGTTCGGCGCTGTGCAGGCCGCACCGGCCCCCGCGCCCGCGTTTCTGCAGCCGCAGGCCCCGATGGGTATGCCTCCGTTCATGAACGTGCAGTGATCTGATGGGGGCTTCGGCCCCTGTCTGTAAGGGTAACGGTAATGACCAATGACTACATCTACGACCTGGAGACGTACCCCAACGTCTTCACGATGGCCGTCGAGCACGCCGACGCGCCCATCAAGTGGATGTTCGAGATCAGCGACTGGCGCAACGACAGCAGGGCCATCGTGGAGTTCGTGCGCTGGCTCTCTGACACCAACGCCCGCATGGTGGGCTTCAACAACATCGGGTTCGACTACCCCATCCTGCACCAGTTGATGCAGATGGGTCAGTCGGACGCCAAGACCCTGTACCTCAAGGCGCAGGCTGTCATCTCATCGCACGACGATGATGAGAACAAGTGGCTGCACACGGTCAAGCCCAGCGACAGGCACGTTGCGCAGATCGACCTGTTCAAGATCCACCACTTCGACAACAAGGCCCGCAGCACCAGCCTCAAGGCGCTGGAGTTCAACATGCGTGCCGACAGCATCGAGGACTTGCCGTATCCCGTGGGCACCGTGCTGACGCAGGGCCAGGCCGAGGTGCTCAAGCGGTACAACCAGCACGACGTTGCGCAGACCAAGCGGTTCTACCACCACTCGCTGGACATGATCCGGTTCCGCGAGGAGTTGACGCACAAGTACCAGCGCGACTTCATCAACCATAACGACACCAAGATCGGCAAGGACTACTTCGTGATGAAGTTGGAAGAGGCCGGCGTGGCCTGCTACGACTTCGGACCCAGTGGCCGCACACCCCGGCAGACCCCGCGCCCGGTGATCAACCTGAAGGACGCCATCCTGCCGTGGATCACGTTCCAGCAGCCCGAGTTCATCCGGGTGCTGAACTGGCTCAAGGCGCAGACGATCACCGAGACCAAGGGCGTCTTCACGGATCTCACGGCCACGGTCGACGGGTTCACGTTCGTCTTCGGTCTAGGTGGTATCCACGGTTCGCTGGAGAACGCGGTGGTGGAGTCCGATGACGAGCACGTCATCGTGGACCTCGACGTGACCTCGTACTACCCCAACCTGGCTATCACCAACGAGTTCTATCCGCAGCACCTGGGCAAGGAGTTCGTGGCGATTTACAGCAACCTGTTCGAGCAGCGCAAGCAGTACCCCAAGAAGAGCAGCGAGAGCGCCATGCTCAAGCTGGCCCTGAACGGCGTGTACGGCGACAGCAACAACCGCTTCAGCGTGTTCTACGACCCGCTGTTCACCATGAGCATCACGCTCAACGGGCAACTGCTGCTGTGCCTGCTGGCCGAGCGACTGATGGAGATCGGCGGCCTGTCGCTGGTGCAGATCAACACCGACGGCGTCACGGTGCGCGTGCCCCGCGC